TGTTCAGCGAGAATCGCAGGAGCGAAGGGACGATACTTCTGTCGTCGTTTGATAGTGTTAACCGTATCCTTAACGTCATATCGCACGTCAGCGATCAATGAGCGGTTACCCAATGCTCTTGGCCCAAACTCCGCTTTACCGTTCGCTAGACCGCATACACGCGCCTTCAGGAGGTGATCAACGACTTCCTTGGGGTTTACCTCACGTTGGATGTCATAACCCAGATATGGAGTCCAGATGAGTTGATCCTTACCCGTTTCCTTTGCCCATGTCATTGCAGCAGTACCTAGAGATGATCCTGCGTCTGTTGGAGACACAGCAATATGCACGTCCTCGAATATTTCCCACAGTCTACTGTTGAACGTAACGTTCTGAGCACAACCACCAGAGTAGCACAACTTACTTCCGTAGATCCTTGCGGTCTGCATAATTTGGTACATTGCGTACTCGGAAAATTTCTGGATACCTGCAGCGAAATCTTCTTGAGTATATTGGGTTACCCAATCCATGAGTTTACTGCGCATCTCTGCACCAACACTAAAACTCTCGCCACCCTCAACATCGATTACTAGTCCTCGTTCAACCTCTGGTGCAATATCAGATGTATTCTCCCACCAGTTAACCAACCAGTTGTACATCTCATCAGGTGCTTGTCCATAGGATGCAAGACCCATAACAACATATTCATCTTCGAGTGGACGTAGACCAAGGCGTTTTGTTGCGGTAGTATACACCAACCCTACTGACTTAGGATAGTGCCATTCTTTGACTAGATTGAAATTGTGATCGTAGATAGTAGCAGTCTGATACTCACCAACACCATCGATAGAGACCATCACTGTAGTTTCTTTATCGGGCCATGGTCGAGTGTAAAATGCGGTTGCACAATGGGATTGATGATGTTCGTGATATTCATCGTAGTGCAGACTTTCGTAGATAGGAACCATCGACTGTGCAGTAACAGAGTTCGTATGGTGCTTCTTACCATGTACGCCGGTCATACTTTTTCGATGTTTCTTTTTGTATTCTACGTTCTCATAGAAACAAAATGTATCATCATCAGAAGTAAGATCCCATAGAGATTCATGCAATATGGGATCATTCTTTTTTTTAGAATAACGTTCACCGTGGGTGGCAAACTCTATAGTACCATCTTCGTTGATGATAGATAAAGCGGCATCGTGATAATACTCACTAAAACCAACGTAACGCATATTATACCTCAAGCAAATTAATTTACAGAGGTATATAGTTGTTATTTAACCAACAAGATACTCGTAGATCGCTTTCCAGTTCTGGACACGAGGGACGTTGTATTCATCACGGTTGTATTCCCATGCCATCAGGACAGCATCAAGACCAAGGTTCTTTCCGACTAGAGCATTCTCGGGTTTGTCTTCAACCCAAAGACATTGGGTATCTTTGTATGGCAGTAATGCTTCGTCTTTGTCGGCACCAGTATCTAGGTAGACATACTTCTCGAAGACGGTAGGGCCAAACAACTCACATAGGTTTTTAGTACGTAAGTGTTGAGCATACTCATCGTTGCTCAAAGAAGTCACCGCATGGAACACATAACCATGTTCTTCGTGCAACTTCTTGACATACTTAATTGCGTCACGCAACGGGGGGAGTTTGCGAATAGTCGCACTCTCGTTGAACATTCGACACAATCTCTTCGCTGCAGGACGTGACAGGTTGAACATCTTGTCAACTTCATACAGGTCGGGGTTGACCTCTTCATAACCATGACGCTTCATCCACTGACGGAATGAATACATCCAGTCAAGCAGAACACCGTCACAGTCAACTAAAATTACTTTATCGTTCATTCAATCTCTCTTCAATACCTTCAATTACGATTTGTCGTTGAATCTCAGTTCCTAATGCCCACTGCAGTTGTGTCTGTAGGATACCCACAACATAGAGCCATGAGGTGGTACCAAAAACGGTATGCTCTTTCGATTCCGCAAGCAGACGCGCAACGTACTCGTCCATATTAATATTAACACCCATGTCAGTATTCATTTTTTCCATAACAATCTCTCCTATTACCAAGTTACAGGATAATTATCTCACATCTAAAGGGGTTTGTCAACACTTATTTTGAAAATATTTTAAATTTATTTTCGTCTCGGTGTCGCAACATGTCGATCTTCCATCCACCACCTGTGTAGTGACACATCTTGGCCTTCTCGAAGAACTCTTCTTCTGTTGCATAATGGGGGGAATCGTTCCATGTCTGATCTATGGTGACCAGATCGAAGTCGTGTTGCATCAACTGACCCGAAATATAAGGTTGGTCGTTGATCACAGACATATGAAAGGTGGGTTCTGCATAAAACCATTCTTTCCAGTCCATAAAGACCTCACGTGCGCGTATACGCGCTTCACGCGACCACACGACTATACCTGTGTTAAGGATAGTTATCTTGGATGGTCTGGCAGGTGGTAGCGATGGTACAACAGGAATACCGTGCATTCGATACTTACGCTCATAGTCTAAATATACTGATTGTTTATAATCCCAAGCGTTATAACCACCGCCATTGGAGGTGACGATATCCGATTCAAGCACACCGAAAACATCTCCATCATCACAGAGATCGAAAATGTTCTCCTCGGTATTTACCACGATATCAGTATCCGCAAAGAGTACCTTATCGTATTGGTCAAACATGGGATCATAGATAACCCTTAAACACTCAAACAGAAGTGCTGTGGCATCATCATGCCCTGCAGTATACACCTGCTCACTAGAGTAATGATAATCAACATCAATTATATCAGCATACTCCATAAACGATGTACGAGATAGGTCTGCAACTTCTTGATACAATGCTGATCGCACCCTACCTTCTATTTTACCACGTTCATCAACCCGTGGGTTTGTTACCATATACTGAAATATCGCGTTGCGCATTATGTTTCCAATAGCAGTCGTTTCTCGCGGGAGCGATTGTAATCCTCTCCTTTGATTCTGTGACCAACACCCATTTTGGTGAGGTTCTTGTGTTTGTTTTGTTTCTTGTTGCGGTTATCGTGCCTAGTGTACTTGGCCATGATATCTAACGTTAAACGTTCTCCATTCTCTCCATTAAACGTTCCGCACGATTGGTGACCTGACGATACCACAAACTGTCACGGCCCTCAACAGCGGCCCTTTTCCAATCCCCATCAGCAATGGCGGCATTGAAATTCTTAAATTTGCTCAAACGGGTACGACCCATATTGAACATCATGTTTACTAGAATTTGTTGCGTTTCGTCTGGCAATGCTTCCCAGATATCTGCACCATATAACGCAACACATTCTGAGATGGAAACGTCAAGATCCTTTTCGAAACACTCGCGGACTCGTTCTTCTGACACTGGTGTTCCAACGTCTTGTCCGTGCTCTGGATCTGACTCAAGCACGAGGTGACCCACTCCGAAGGTTGCGTACCCAAGATGATCCAAATATATTTCATTGACGACACCTTCGTCTATTTTTAACTGATTAAAAACTGCTTCTCTGTTCAACTTAATTTCTCCTGTCGAATCATTTCCTTAGTCATTATATAGTCTCGAACGAAGTCCGAACGAACTATATCTGCCCAAGTAAATTCAATGATTGTAAATTTTTTCATAATTTCGAGTATCTGCATGAACTCAAGGATACCCGCTTTATCTCCGTTCTTGACAAAATCCGACTGGTAGTAATCTCCGCAGAAAATAATCTTACAATTTCTACCTACACGAGTAATGATACTATCTAGTTCGTGGAATGTCAAGTTTTGCATCTCATCGACTATGATGATTGCATCATTAAATGTAGTACCTCTAATATGTGAGGTAGATACAAAGTTGATGGTTCCATTACCTACGAGTTTATCGTACGCACTCTCATCATCAAATAACTCCGAGCATATCTGACGATATGGCCCAGTATATGCGTCAATTTTTTCTTCTAAGGTTCCAGGCAGGAACCCAATTTCACGAGTAGGAACAACCGAACGACATATGATTAGTTTGTCGTACTCAGGCACTCCCTTGTCGAGAACATCTTCAAGTGCTAGGTACATACCAATAAAGGTTTTACCTGAACCAGCAGAACCGGCCATGACAAGGTGATTACCCTCATCCCATGCCTTGAATACTACTTCTTGACTCAACGTCATAGGTTCCACTGTAATCAAGTGGTCTATCTTTAAAATTTGAGGTTTATGCATGATCACACTTTAATGTTATTGTTACGACCAGACCCTTTCTTGATTCGACTCAAGTGGTCTTCCCATTCTCTTCCTGCAATTTGACGTGCGGATTTGACACCTGATACCAAAGAAGGTGCGCTTCCGTGATAAGATTGATACTCTGGATTGTTTTCTTTCCAAGTATCTAGTTCTGACAGACGGAGAAACATGTCAATGATTTCACCCGTCTTTACATGCTTAAATTGATATGCTGGCATAATATTCATTCCCAGTAACGATACGGGGGGCACCGCCCCCCGCACGAGATATGGATCACCTTCCTTATTGAGTCATTTGCTGTTCAACAATAGTTTGATTTAGAAATGCTTGCTTCTTTGCGAGTTTGTACACCAAGTCATCTCTACCACGTTTTCGCAAGCGTTGGATATAATGATCCAACTCATAACTATCTTTCTTTAATCGTTCTAATTGTTTTTCTGACATCAATACTCCTTTGTTATTATTTCTTGATGAAGGTTATTTTTGAATTAAGTTTGGGAAGGCCTCCTGTACTAGTTTCTTGGTTAAGTATTTCACTGGTGAAGTTTTGTTCACCATAGACAAAACAATTTCCGCGTCTGCTGGATGAATAGATTCCAACAGTCGGATAAAAAGACTTTCGCGTTTATATGCTTGCATATCTGTGCCCGGCCCACCCTTAACAAAGTAAGCGAACTGTTTGTTCTGTTTAAGCAAGGTAGATGGTACTGACTCCGGTAAATTCGGAGAGTAAGGCGGTTTGCCTTCGGGAAGCAGGAATACGAGTGAATCGTCAAAGGTTCCTCTCAAAACATCCTTTAATGCAGTTACGTCTTGATACTTACGGAGCACTTCAAGACGGGTTGATTTAGTTTTTTGCTGAGAGAATTGCTCTAATATTTCATAGATCTCCAGCGTTCTATAATGTGCCATGTTTCACCTTTCTAGTAGTATATAGGGTTTTCACTCTTTTCATGAGTATGTATATTATAAAAAACCCCCGATTTCTCGGGGGAGCGTACTCACTAAGACTTCATAGGAATCATTACCAATTTAGCGTTGTCTTAGGCGTACCAAGAACGATAGAAAGTTTCACCTTCTTCCGCAGGAAGCGCACAACGAATATCATCAACGTTGATGTGCTTTCCAGCAATTCTCTTCTTGATCTCTTTGCCAATGAAGGCGTCTTTAACAGGGCGAACACGGTCACACATGAACCCTTCGCTACCTTCGATGCTCTCCAGAGCAATCTCACGAAGGACGACACTTGCACCCTTCTTGGCGACAACTTGATAGGCATCAATGTTAGTCTGTTCCCAACCCCAAGAAGCGACGAACATGTCACCTTCTGCAACGTTGGCGATTGCTTCCTTACGGGCGACATCACGTTTTGCTTTACGCTCTGCCTTGTACTGTTCAGCAAGTTGGACATTATCAATATGTTTTGCGCAGTACTCGTACATACGCTCGGCACTGTGGAAACGGAAGTTGAATTCGATCTTGTAACCGAGGCGAGCACGGGGAGCAGGACGTATACACTTGGCAACTAAATTCTTTTCGTCTACTTCTAACTGAAGGTTCTGTTTCGCGAACTTTGCAATCAAATCATTCATAATCAACTCTCTCTCTCAAAATGAAGGGGACTCTCCCCAACCAACACAGACATTATCTCATAACTAAAACAATAATGCAACACTTTTTTTAGATTATTTTGTCACTTTCTTGCGGCTGCTTATAACTTTTTGTAATTTAAATGTGTCATAGTCATACTCTTCGCAGAGTTTCCTACCAGCGTCAACAGCACTGTCAAGTAGATACTGTTTGCGTAACACCTTGTCTGGTTTGGGATCGAACCCAATGTCAATTAAGGTGATGTTGACTTTCTCAGTCATCGCCACGCAACTCATTCATACGTCTAGCACCAAAATACATCAACAATAAACCTACAAGTGACATACCCAAAACCTGAAAGATGTCTGGTGGTGTGAGACCTGCTTCTATCGCATAGTCTTCAGTACCTACCGCACCTAACACAATCAACATACCAAGCAAGTACCTAATCATTATGCACAATCCCATTCAACAACTTCATAATCTTTTATTGCATTCACTTCTGCATACTCAGTCGCTTCGAATTCACTCTCAAAGCACAACTCATAAACGATTTCATTTTCGATCTTCAAATAGTATACCAAGTCTTTC